TGCTTGGACTACCTGATTGTGCATTGTAACGAGCACGCATTGCAAAGATTAGACCAGTAGGTCCAGTCATTGGTTGAACGCCTGCAACATCATATGCAATCAAGTTAGGCAATGCACGGCGAACCAAACTGATTAAGATTGGATCGTAGTTAGAGATGCCAGAACCTGTAACGTTTGTTGGTGCAGAAGATACGGCAGTTTCATTTAACTGTCCTGCTGCTGCGGCCATTTCACGTTGTTGGTTTTCCAAAACAAGTGCTGTAACAGCTTTCTTGTATGGGTCTTTAATAGCTTCCAGACCTTCGTGTTCTAGGACTGGAGCCCATTTCTTTTGTAATTCTTCTGTTAGATACATTTAGTATTCTCCTTGTAAGTATCTTTTTATTGGTAAAGTTTATTTATTTAACCAATGATTTAGAGATGATTTGTGCGTACTGAGCGATTGCAGGATCAATTGCAGCCGATGGCTTCTTTTCATCCTCAACTTCTACAGCTTCATGTAGAGCAGAACTAGCTGGTGCTTTAACTGATGATTGGAAGTATGAATCTACCAATGTTTCCAGTTTTTGACCAAATTCTTCTTCAGTAGTAAACTCAACAGTCTCTGCGAGTGCTTTTAGTTTTTCTACTTGTGTCTGCGTCAGGCCTTCACATACTGCATGTATAGCCTCATTCTTTTTGTATTCGTTAATTTGTTTATTCATTTCAACATTACGTGAAATTTCTTCGTTGATAGAAGATTCCAAATCTTCAACCTTAGTAGTCAATTCTTCTACAACATCCACTTTTTCATCTGGAATGTCAATGTAGTGTTCTTCGAATAGACCTTTTAGACCACGAATGAAATCTTCAACGATTTCAGAACGTAGACCTTTTTCGATTGCCAATTGGTTTTCTTTGAACCATTCTTCAGCCATGTAGTTGATGTAGTCATCCAACTTCTGTGCCAAATCTTCTTTGACTGTTTCAACAGCCACTTCAAATTCTTCGTATAATGCTTCTTCAACTTCTTCCATAATGGATTGTGAACGAGCAACAACGGCTGCTTCAAAAATTGTGGTTGCTTTTGTTTTGAATTCTTCTGAAAGATTTTCACCTGAAAGTAATGCACCTACGTCTTGGTCCATTTGTTCTTTCATTTTTTGTTTCTTCATCATAGCCTTAATCATTTTTTTATCTTCGGCTGCATCTTCATGACCTTCTTCTTCAGCAACAACTTCTTCATCTTTTACTTCTTCTTCAGCATAAGATTGGAATGTGGCACCTGGATTTGCTTGCATCATTTGTGGTGCAAGTTTGGCTTTGATACGGTCACGAATTGCGTTGTAGTCTGTTGCAGCAGCTTGAACGGCTTTGTGCTCAGACCCTTGTGAGTCGGCAGGACCGGACAACTTCTGTGCAGGCATTGAACCAACTGGTGGTGTTGCACCTGGAGGTGTTGCGGTTGGTGTACCTTTTGTGTAGTCACCAGTTTCGTCATCAGTTTTTTTGATTTCACCAGCAACTTCACCAACGTCTTTTGTGCCATAAGCAACAGATGTAGGTAGTTTAGATGAACCTTCTTTGTGGCCACGAGCTACAGAAGCTTCAAAGTTTTCTTTTGCGCCTTCTGTAAGAATTGATTTAGCGGCGTCTGTCAGATTAAATTTTCCCATTTTGAGAATCTCCTTGATTTATATTGGATATTTATATTTAAAGTTTTTTAAGGAAGTTTTCAAAGATTTTTAAGCTTACGGCTTCAATCTCTTTGCTAGATGCTTGCTTAATTTCTTGCTTTGCAACATCATGTTGTTGTTCGGTCCATATACCGTTAACCAACATCCATTCCTTACCTTCCATAATGCCTTGTACAAAAGCACCTGGCGCAGAAGGATCTGCTACAATATCTGCCGCTGTGGCCAGATGAAAGTCTCCTTGAACGACATTGATGCCGTTTTCCATTTTAAGAGAACCCATACCTCTTGATGATACACCTAGTTGTGCGCCACCTTCAATAAGATTTCTTGCAATGTTACCCATAGGGGTTTCAAGAATTTTTGCTTTGCCTATCCAAGCATTTCCTTCTTGGCGTAGTCCAACAATTAAGTGAGACACACGGTCAAGATTAATGGAAGGGGTGTCTGGATGTCCCAGTTCACCAAAGGCACGATTTTTTGTAATGTATTCTTCGTTATAACGGTTAACTTCATTACGCATCGTTTCTTCTTTATACATGCGTTTGTTTTTGTTAACAGCTTCTGCAACTAGAAACGGACCTTCAATGAAAAGAGTTTTCTTTCCGTCTTTTTCTTCCGTTAAGTACTGTACTGATTCGCTAAGTTCTCTAATGAGTTTCATTGTAGTCTTTCTGATTAAGGTCTTAAACCATATGAACCATAATTAAATGCGGCTGGATCACTCAATTGACCACGTTGATAGTGTTCGTTATCTTTACGCAACTCCAATATCATTGTGTAACTGTCGTTTGTTGTCATGCCTCTTGTAGTCACACCAATATCACCTTTGCATCCTGATGTACCTTTTGCATTGTTTGGTATTGTTACCCAGTTACCGGCAGAATCATATTCTCCGTTACCGTTTAATGCCATAAGAGGTACTTGTGTTGATGCATTCCAATATAGAGTCACATCACCACCTGCAGCACAATCATACCACAAACGGTATAGCGATAGGCCGTAAAATCCTAATGCACCAGTATTTGCAGCACTGGTAAGTAAATTGCCTTTAGATGTATCCATTGCACCATATAATGTGTTTGCTTGAATACGTACAGCATTTGCTTCTTGGCCACTTGATCCATCAAAAGAACCAGTTAACTTAATAACTGCATGTTCTGTTGTGTCTTTTATTACTTGATATGTAAATGAATTTGCCATTTGTAATTCCTGTTATTGTTTGAATAATATTTATACCAGTATATCAAAATTAGGTTTCACTTGGTTCAGCTGCATAGAGAACTTCATCTTCTGCTGTTGCATCAGAAGGATTCATTAATTGTTTTGCAACTTCAACTTTATGTGTCTCTATGTGAGCTCTAACTCTATCATGTAGTGCAGAGTATAATGCGTTACGCATTTCAATTGCGTTGTCTGTTTCTGCATAGTCTACGATTTGTCTTGATGTTTCCATGTTATCTCCTAATTATAAAATGCGTTTCAATCTGGTAAATGTTGTCTCAACTTCTTCTAAGCTGAGGTCACCTTTAACTGATTTTGAACCACTGGAACTTTTTGATTTACTTTTTGCTGGTGTTGATTTTGAAGAACCACCACCAGAACTACCAGCACCTGATGCTCCGCCTGCTGCAGGATCAGGCATCAATTCTGATTGTTGTACCATTTGGTCGGTCTGAACTTGTGCTGCCATTTGCTGTGAAGCAATATCATTTGTTACAGACACTGGCAATCCAAGGCCATCTTCTTTCTCTTTGTCTATTTCTTTTTGCATCAACTCAATTTCATCATCAGTCAAACGCAACACGTTTTGTTGAATCCAATTTTGTGAGAAATAACGACCTGTATATGGATCAACTGATTGTAATAGTGTCAGTCTTTGAGTCATCAATTCTGCTTCTTTTAATTCTGAGAAGTTATTATCTTTGATGTAATCGTAATGTATATCTTCTTTGAATAGATTCCATTCATCTTCTGTACAGATGCCTTTTAATACACACTGCACACGCAATGCCTGATTAAACACTTCTGAGAATTTGTTACGTAATCTATCAACAAACTTAGAAAACTTTAATTCATCACGGGTAATTTCTGATGAACGGCCAAGTGAGAACCCTTGATTAGGTTCTAACCTGGAGACTGGAACACACAAGGCACCATATAGTTTCTTCTGAAAGTATTTAACATCTTCCAGCTCACCTAGGTTCTGTCCACCTGGTAGTGTGGTAATCTCTGTGCCCTTACCACCTTCTCTACGTGGTAACCAAAAGTCTTCCATCATGGACATAAACTTGCGGTCATCACGGACTTCACCAGTGTTAGCATCATATACAAGTTTGTTTTTATACTTGACCATAATGTCACGCAGGTATTGTTCCGCTTTTAACTTTGGTAAGTTACCAACGTCAATGTAAAAAATACGGCGTTCTGGAGCTCTCGAAATACGGTAAATGACCGTTGCATCCTCTATCATACGTAATTGGTTGAGAGGCTTAATTGCTTTATGTAGATAACTCAGAACAACCGCACGCCGTGAGTCCATAAGGCCAGACACCACCGAAATAATAGAATCGGTTGTAATGCGAACACCAACAGGACCAAAATTGGATGCACTACCACTAACAACCTTGTCGTTGTAGATGTAGTATTCGTTTACTGGCTGCATAAGGTCTGCACCAGTTCTTTCGTCTTTTTGTTTCTTCATCTCACGGACTTTACGTAATCTACGTGGGTCGATGTAACGAAGTTCTTTAATACCTTCTTGTGGTTTCTCACGGTCAATAATCATGTGATAGTACATTCTACCATCCACATAATATCGGCGGAAA